GTTTATAGATTGGTCAGGTAGTATGAGTGATAAACTTAAAAATACTTTACATCAATTAATGGTCTTAACTATGTTTTGTCAAAAAGTAAAAATACCTTTTGAAGTATATGCTTTTTCAAATAACGGTAGAAGTAAACTATTCAAACCTTCTTATCAAGTAGGTGATATCACTATCGACCATAAGTTTCATTTAATTAATCTTGCTTCTTCTAAAATGAGAGCAAAAGAATTTCATTCTGCTTTAATGAATATGTTTCATGTTGCTTGTAAACATGATAATAGATTATGGTATTCTTATAGAAGAAGATTGAATACTGATTATGAAGATACAGCATGGATTAGAGATTTACCAGAGATACCTAGAGGTTATGGATTATCATCTACTCCACTTAACGATTGTATTATGGCTGCATATAAATTAGTACCTGCATTTGTAGAAAAGTATTCTATTGATAAAATGAATACAATCTTTTTAACTGACGGTTGCTCTGATGGTAACAATGGTAAGATTGAATTATTAGAAGATAATACAGACCCATATAGACAAAGAATGAGTGATGACTTTGTTGCTGGACCTATGATGTCTTATGATAAGAATAGTATTCTAGTAGATAGAAAAACTAAAAAACAATATGATTGTGAGTATTCATGGAGAAACAAAAACGGTCTTACAGAAAACTTATTACAAATTCTAAAAGATAGAACAGGTAGTAAAGTTCTAGGCTTCTATGTTTCTGCTAGAAAACGAATTGACAACTATGCTATGGATAAGTATTTTTCTTATAGAGACCGTAGTAAAGTTCATGCTGAAATGAGAAGAAACAAAGTTGTTACTGTAACTAACAGTACAGGTTATGATGAGATTTATCTCCTTGTTGGAGATAATATGCAAGTCGAAGATGGTCAAATGGCAACACCATCTGAGAATGCTAAGAAGAGCGAAATAAAAAGATTGTTTACATCTACTTTAAAAAGTAACAAACAAAGTAGAATATTATTAAACAAGTTTATTTCACAAGTTGCTTAAATTGAAAAGAGGGAAATATATTATGAAAAATATAACCACAACACAAAAAGAGTTTGTATCAGTAGCCAAAGATATGTTTGGTGAAAATACAACCGAGGTGTCACGTCAGGATGTCATTAAAATGATTAATGACAAAGGCGTTAAGTATCCAGTATGGTTGCTTAAGTCACCTACATACAGAATTGGAAGAGGGCAGTATAAACTACCTACTTTCGAGGAAAGTATGGCACAAACTAACACGGAAAGTGATAGTGAGTAATACAAAAAACACTAGAATATGGGGTAGAAATACCCCATATTTCACTAAAAAGAACAAAATGAGAACAAACTTTCGGGATAAATCGCAGAAAATAAGGGTTATTTTCGGGCAAATATGCTTGACTTTTACACCGAAACATGATAGCATAGCGCTATAATAAACTACATTATGAAAGGAAAAAAAATGACTACATTAAATAATGAACAAAAAAGTTTAGTCGAAGGTCTTTTTAATCATTACAAAAAAGATGAATTGACTAGATCCGAAATCAACAGTTATGTTGATGACAATGGTATCAAAAATCCATCATGGTTAAAATCTGATACTTACAAAATTGGCAGAGGCGTTTATCGTCTTCCAATTAACGGTGATATCTCACCAGTTGTAAAAGAAAAAGTTACAACAAAAACTGAAACAGCACCTGCTACTGATACAGTAAATCAGGCTGCTTATATTGTATCTAGTTTAACTGGCAACATTGTGCCAACTAAAGATCCTGTATTCGTACCATGGGGTCATTATAAAGATATCAAATCAATTGTTACATCAAAACAATTCTATCCAATCTTTATTACTGGTTTATCAGGTAATGGTAAGACCATGAATGTGCAACAAGCTTGTGCCAATTCTAAAAGAGAATGTATCCGTGTAAACATCACAATTGAAACCGATGAGGATGATTTACTTGGCGGTTATAGATTGCAAGACGGTCAAACTGTTTGGCAAAATGGTCCTGTTATCGAGGCAATGGAAAGAGGTGCAATACTTCTTTTAGATGAAATCGACCTTGCTTCAAATAAGATTATGTGTTTACAACCAATCTTAGAAGGTAACGGTGTCTTTATTAAAAAGATAAACAAATTTGTTAAACCTGCACCAGGGTTTAATGTGATTGCTACTGCCAATACTAAAGGGCAAGGTAGTGATGACGGTAAGTTTATCGGTACTAATATTCTTAACGAGGCATTCCTTGAAAGATTCCCAATTACTGTTGAACAATCTTATCCAACAAATAAGAATGAAACAAAAATATTAGATAATGTTATGACCGAGAAAGGTCTTACAAGACAAATTGATAAAAAGTTTGCTGAAAACTTAATCACTTGGGCTGACATTATCAGAAAAACTTTCTATGAAGGCGGTGTTGATGAAATCATATCCACTAGACGTTTAGTTCATATAGTTGACGCTTATGCTATCTTCAAAGATAAAATGAAGTCAATCCAAATGTGTACTAACAGATTTGATACTGACACCAAAACTTCATTCATCGACCTTTACACAAAGATTGATGGCGGTCAAGATGTATCCACTTGGTTACAATCTGATACCGAAGAACAAGATTCCGATACTGATGAGGAAGGTAATGTTAATTACTAAAAATTCAGTTCATAATGTAGTCGAGGGGGCAGGTAGTCTGCCCTCTTTTATTACAGATAAACTTAACCTTAGTAACCAGAGAGTGAAAAGAGAAAGAGTAAAAATGACTAAAATAATAATTGATGAAAGAGGAATGGTAGACATAGATACGCTAAGTCACCATCCATTAAATGAGTTACTATATCCCATATCAAAACATGAGCAAGATATACAACTTTTAGCAGATAAACTTGAGGAAGAATATGTGATGACTAAATGTCCTAATCACACACCGATAGTTATTTGTAAAGAAACTGGAATAATATTTTCTGGTAACTTTAGAGTTCGTGCTGCTAAAAGAAAAGGATATAAAAAACTTAAAGCAATATTTTGTACTAAAGTTTATGATCCTAAAACCAATAAACATGATGAACTAATCTTTTTAGAAAAGTTTAATGTTGATGGTAAAAGGGATGAATATAATATCACTACTTTATTACATAGATATTATATCAAAAATAAGTTTTTTGAAGAAAAAAATAATAGAGAAATGACGCCAGCAGAGAGAAATAAATTTGCTACTGAAAATAGATTTGATAAAACCAAATTTAAAAACTATTTAACAGTTAGTAATGAAGATCCTGCTCTATTGAAAAAGGTAATTGATGGTAAGATTACCTTGACGAAAGCACTAAGAAAATTAGGTAAAGTAAAAGACGATAAAAAATACAATCCTAATAGGCATAATTTTTTCAAAACACTAGATGATAACCCCTCTATATCAGAAAATGCTCTTAAATATGCTTATCAAATGATTGATGAATTTAGATTAATTGGTAATGGTATTATTTTTGATAAAGATATGGGTTGGGAATCTAATCAGATAACAGGTCCATTATCCAATATATGGATGTCTGCCTTTGTTAAAGGTTTCAATAGTGTAAAAGTTGAAGATTTAAGATGTAACACACCTAGAAATAGACAAGGTTATGCTGATATGCACTTTGAAAATCTGACAAATAAATTTTCTGATACTTTTTTATCAGAAAGAATAGAAGTTAAAGTTGCTATGTGGGGCGGCACCGCTAGTGCTACAACCGTTTATGGGGGTATGGGTTCTGTTAGAATTTCACCTCATGAATATATACTTGGTTTTTGGAATCAAGAGTTGAAAAAACACTTTGTGGTGATAACAACATTAGATAAGAATGATTGGATTACAGACGGTAGGGATGCCAATGCAACCATGACATTATCATATTGGTTCAACAAATACTATGACCAAAAAGATAAATACCGAATACTTGTAGGTGATATCTACAAAGGTAACAAATCAATAGAAGTAACCTGGGGCGATTTGCCCCAGCTTGACAACCAATAAAAAATATGTTAGCATAAGATATATGAAAAAAGTTAAATCGAAAAAATTTAAAGATGATGTTCCTGAAATACCATTCTTATATGATTTCTATTTAATTTACTGGGAAGATATCCAAAGTGATAGTTCTTGGAAAGAAATGGAAGATATTCAAAACATGAAACCAGCAACCTGTGTATCGACAGGTTGGTTAGTTAAGAATGATAAAAAGGTCCATATATTAATGAGTGATTACAATTATAATGCAAAAGGTGATATGGGTGATGGTGGTAATACTACTGTTATACCTACTAAAAATGTAATCAAGAAATTTTTAATAAAGGGTTTATAATGACAATTGAAGTACAGGTTAGAAATAATAATGTTGAAAAGGCCATGAGAGTTCTTAAAAAGAAGTTACAGAAAGATGGTCTATTTAGAGAGTTGAGAATGAGGCAGTATTATGAAAAGCCTTCTTTAAAACGTCAAAGAAAAATAAAAGAATCTATTAGAAGAATTGCTAAAGAGCAACGTCTAAGAGAGAAAAGAGATTCCTAAACAGCATTGTTGCAGCTGTTTGTGGTGTAGTTTAACAGCAACATAAAACTTGAAGGAGTTGATATATTATGGGTAGAAGAGCCTTAACAAAAAAACAAAAAGTATTAAATCTATTATACAAAGGTGGTCCAGTTACTTGGAAAACTTTAAGAAATAGATTTGACTTAACGTCACCAAGAGCGATGGTTGATACGTTAAGAGAAGAAGGTCATATGGTGTACATTAATCAAACATCAAATGGCACAACTTATCGTATCGGTAAACCTACTAAAGCGATTTTAGCTGCAGGTGTTCAGAAAGTATTAAAAGGTAATACTGCTGAAATTATCTCTGCTGGTATCAGAGCTTTATACGGCAAACAAAGATACGCTTATAAGTATCAAGCCGTATAAATAGTAGTGTTAGGCGGTTCGTAAGTCCTGACATTAAGAGGTAGAGTGTCTTCCGCAAAGGCACCGATTTGAGGTTTGGTAGTTTTCCTCTGGATATTGTATCCTAGAAAAAACTACCATTATAAATATAAGTGTTAGATAATCACCCTCGAAGTACATGAGGAAAAGAGGGACAAGATTATCTGACAACTGATATGCCATAAAGGGTATCAGATTTTATTAACTTGCTTATTAAAGGAGAAAAGCTATGAATAGAACCTTATCTATATGGAACGATTTACGTCCATTCTCAGTAGGATTTGATGAGTTATTTGACCAGTTCAATAATCATTTAGAATACACGGTCAAACAAAACACAACCTACCCCCCTTACAACATTAACAAGATAGATGATTTAAATTATCAGATTGAAATAGCAATTGCTGGTTTCAGTAAAAAAGATATTGAGGTCAAGTATGCTGACAATCAATTAAAAATTAAATCACTTGAAAAGAAAGATGATGATAAGAAGGATACAGTTCTACATAGAGGTATTTCTAAAAGGCATTTCACTAGAACATTTACATTAGCAGATGATGTGGTTGTAAATGGTGCTGAAATGAACAACGGAATGCTTTATGTAAACTTGGAGAAAATCGTACCAGAAGGCAAAAAGCCAAAAACAATTACGATTAAGTAATTAAAAGATAGGGGTGCTGCTTGACAGCACCTCTTAAATAATGTATAATGATTTTATTGAAGGAGAAATTATATAATGAAAATAAATCAAAACACAGTAAACATTCTTAAAAACTTTTCTAATATTAATACAAACATATTAATTAAACCAGGAAAAGAATTATCAACAATATCTACAATGAGAAATATATTTGCGAAAGCAAGTATAGATGAAACATTTGATACCGAGTTCGGTATCTATGACCTCAATGAGTTTCTAGCAGTATTATCTGGCATATCAAAACCTGAAATAAATTTAGGTGATAAGTTCATGACTATATCTGCTGAAGGCAGTAAATCTAAAGTTAAATATTTTTATTCAGACCCATCGGTAATCGTATCGCCAACTAAAGAGGTGAATATGCCAGAGGCTGATGTCAACTTTACTTTAACACAAAGTACACTTGAACAATTAACAAAGATGGCTGCAATCTTAAAAGCACCTGACCTCGCATTAGTAGGAACACAAGGTGGTGATATCACATTAAAAGTTTGTGATAAGAAAAACGATACATCAAATAACTTTGACATAGTTGTTGGCGAAGGTGCAACAGCAGATTATACTTTCTATTTCAAAGTAGAAAATATGAAAATGATTTCAGGTGATTATGATGTAGCAGTATCTTCAAAATCTATATCTCATTTTAAAAACAAAAAATTACCTATTGAATATTGGATAGCATTAGAACCAGATTCTACTATATCTAAATAATTTTAATTTTTAAATTGTGAATAAGGTGAATTATGAGTACAGATTTTTT